AGATGATTGATTGGTATCTACTGCGACAACAACATGCAACCAAGCCGAAGGGTCACGATGTTTTGTAGTTACATCACGAACATCATGTCCGTCATCAAATCTGTATTGAAAGAAATCACTACTAAAAAACAGTCGACCATGTTGTCCTTGACCTATTACATAACCAGTTCCACTTGCACTAGGATTACCTAGTGTTGACCTTTTAATCCAAAAACTAAAGGTATGTTTTCTTCTATTACCTGCTGTTGGACTAGCTCTGATAAGCCATTCGTTATTAGCAGTTTCTAGCTTTATAGAATTTTCAATATTATATCCTGTAGATACAGAACCTCTATTAGCTGTACGTTGTAAAGTTTCCATGTATTAACTTTGTGCCATGTTTTGACTTCTGCCAATTTCTTGCCAGACTGAGCCGTTGTATCTAAATGCATACACATCTGTTTTAGCATCTGTTGCTGTCATTACTGGAGTTGTGCTTGAAGCAAATTCAAATACTGTATTCCAAGCTAGTGTGTAAGGTCCTGAAGATGCATGTTGTGCTACTTCTATACTAATAATTGCTCCTGCAACTGGGTTACCCGGAGCTGATATAGTTGTGTTTTCTTCTAAGACTAGAGTAGCGTTAGCTTTTGCTGCTGCATCCCAAGCTGTAGTTCCATCTACTAAAGCTCCTTCTGTAATATTTGCTGAAGTTGCTGCTGTTGCTATACCTGCTACTGCAAGAGTTGTTGCCATGTCTACTGCACCATCAATGTCTACGACATCAAGATTAGTTGTACCGTCTACGTCTAAATCACCATTAAAGTCTGCGTTACCAGCAAGAGTTAATGTTGTTGCCATGTCTACAGCACCATCTATATCTACTACGTCTAAGTTAGCTGTACCCGCTACATCTATTGCACCTGAAATGTCTAATGTAGCTGCGTCTAGTTCACCTGTAATTGTTAAATTTCTTAAACCTGTGTAATCTTTGTTAGAGTCTAGTATAACTGCTTTTGAAGCTACTGCTGTACCGACTGCTGTACTACCTATGTCAAGAGCATTAAGCTCTCCAACTACTGCAGTAATACCATCTAAGGCATTGAGTTCTGCAGCAGTTGATGTAACTCCATCAAGTATATTTAATTCTGCAGCTGTGCTGGTAACTCCATCAAGAATGTTTAGTTCTGCAGCTGTACTAGTAACTCCATCAAGTATATTTAACTCAGCTGCTGTACTTGTAACACCATCTAGGATGTTTATCTCTGCTGCTGTACTTGTAACACCATCAAGGATGTTTAGCTCTGCAGGTGTCGAAGTAATTTGTGTATTACTTGCTGCAGCTAATACAGGAACTGTACCTGATACGTTAGGTAAAGTAATTGTTCTATCAGCCGTAGCATCTACAACAGTAAGTGTAGTTTCGTGTGCATCAGCTGTAGCACCTTCAAATATAACGGCATTGTTAGCACTCATAGTAACTGAGTCTACAGTACTAAGTGTACCACTAACAGAAATATTAGTAGCAGAAAGAGTTCCTGTACTTGGGTTGTATTTTAAATCACCGTCTGATTCTAAACCTAAGTTACCACCGTCTAAGTCTCCACCGGCTGTGAAGATAATTGCGTTGTTTTCGTTTGTGTTTTCGTTGTCTGTAATAGTAACGGCTGTAGCTACTGCTGCAGTTGTAGCATTGGCTACTGTAGTTCCTGCAATAACACTTGCCAAAGCTGTACCATTTACAGTAATTGCATCGGCTTCTAATGTACCATCAATATCAGCGTTACCACTAATGTCTAGGGTAGCAGCATCTAATTCTCCTGCTACTGTTACAACACCATCGGCTACAGTTATTAAATCTGTATCGTCTGCGTGTCCAATAGTTGTACCGTTAATAACTACATCATCAACTCTTAAAGTTGTGAGTGTACCTAAACTTGTTACGTTAGGCTGTGCTGCATCAACAACAAAATCAATAGTACCATCAGCATCTTGATAGGTTACTGTAATATTTGTTTCTGTGTTGGAAGTAGTCATAGCTCCAACAAGGTCTTGTATTTCTTCTGTTGTTGGTATTTCGGATACCAAAGCAAGAGTACCTGTTGTTACTGGTAGCGTAGCTGTAACATTACCTGAGTAAGTCCCATGAGCTGCAGCTTCTACTCTTGTATAATGAGCATTAGATGATTCACAGTAGAAGTCTACGTAAGACTTAGCTCCACCATTTTTAATTTTTATAGCACCTTGTGATATTAATACACCATTAGATGAACCACCACTAATTGCTAGTGTCCCTGCAATGTCTCCATTACCTGAGATATCAAGTGTAGCAGAATCAAGTTCTCCAGAGATTGTAATATTTCTACCACCAGTAATGTCAATGTTAGCATCAGCTATAAGAGCTTTACTAGCTATAACAGTTCCGTTGGTAATACCATCTATAAGATTAATATCTGCTGCAGAAGCTGTAACTCCGTCTAAGATGTTTAGCTCTGCTGTAGTGCTTGTGACTCCGTCTAAGAGGTTTATTTCAGCAGCTGTACTCGTGACACCATCTAAGATGTTAAGTTCAGCAGCGGTGCTTGTAACGCCATCTAGGATGTTTATCTCTGCTGCAGTAGATGTTACTCCGTCTAATATGTTTAATTCAGCTGCAGTACTTGTAACTGCTGTGCTATTTATAGATAGTGCGTCTGTTTCTAGTGTACCATCAATGTCTACGTTGCCTGATATGTCTAAGCTTGTACCGGTTAGTACGCCTGTAACACCTAGAGTTCCTGCAATTGTAGCATTTACATCTACGTCTAGCGTATCAATGTGAGCAGTACCGTCTATATATAAATCTCTCCACTCTTGTGAAGCACTACCAAGGTCGTATGTAGCATCATCGTCTGGGATAATGTTAGAATCAATATTGGCACCAAAGACTACGTTATCAGTAGCCGCATCACCCATAGTGATTGTACCACCGTTAAAGGTTGTTGTACCTGTAACTGTTAGATTACCACCTATACCAACATTACCTGTTGTGGTAATTGTATCGGTGTAAGTATCTTTAAATCTTAAACTTGTTGTACCTAAGTCAACATCACTGTCTGTAACAGGTATGATAGCACCATCGGCTATGTATAACTGTTGTACAGGGTTGCTTGATACTTGTACATAAAACTCAATAAAGTTATTGGTTGTATCTATTAATACTTTGTTATTGGGAGTAGTTTCTCCTGCGTCTCCAATTAATCCTATAACAGGACCTTCGGCTGCTGTACCATCGTGTTTGTGTCCACCTGTATTACTAAATGCATTGAGTGTTTGATTGAACTCGTTATTAAATAATGCTGCTGTTATGGTATCCCCATCAACAAACGAACTCTGTCTTATGTAACCTGCCATTTCCCTATCTCCTACCTGAAGGTATAAAATCTATATATAAACCATTTATTGTGTATGGTGCTTTTTTGTCTTCTGTTATAACTGTAAAGTTATTACTTGTCCCACTTCCTTGTACTGGTATTCTTACCATAGGTGCTGAAGTACCTCCAAATACAGTTAATCCAAAAGCAGCTGCCCCAAACTCTGCAGGTGGATTGATTGTTCCAAAAGAAAAATTACTTGTGGGTTGAGGTACGTCTTGACTATTAAAATCATATTTAATATTAAGCTCTGGAGTTACTACTCCTTCAGCTGAACAAGACACTCTAACATAATGTAAAGTTTTTAAAGTTCCTAAGTCCCCGTAATCGTAATCGGGAGTGGAATACCTAGCAAGTATATTAGACCCATTAAAGTCATTGCCTGAATCGTGCACAAGCACAAAGCCGTCAGTATCACCATGATAATATTCTTCAACACCATTTTCGTTAAATCCAGCCCCCAAGCTGGTTACTTCTATTCCTCTTATTTCTGACCACTCAAACCCGTTAGGTCTAAGCGTTCCTATAATTCCTTTTTGTTGTGAGTTTACAACAGTTATGTCTGTATAAAATAATCTATACTGAGACTTCTCTCTAATTACAGTACTTGAAATTACAAACCTATCTATGTTCTGTGCTAGGGTTGTAATAATTGGTTGTATAGCTTGGCTCACTGTTCCTAACTCAACATCTCCAATTCTCGCTGTACCAGCAACTGTTCTTAGTCCATCGGGTGCTAAGAAAATAAGGTCACCACCAATCTCTTGAATGCTGTAACCTGAAAGACAACCAATGTTTTTAGCCACTGGGACTACCACCGGTGTACCGTTTATATCTTGGAGTTTAAATATACTACTCCTACAAAATATAAAAAGTTCCTGACGGAAGCTTTTAATTCCTACTATCTGGTCTGACAAGGTTATTGAACCTGAACCAGTACCACTAAAATCTGTTGGGTCTAAAAGTTTACTGTAAAATACTGTACTTAAATTATCTTCTACCCCTGCTACAACTAAATGTTTATCGTGTAGTTCTGAATGTGTAACATGTTTAGTACCTGTTACAGTAACTTCACTACTAAAATATGTTCTGCTATTTACATTAGCACCTGTGCCTTCCATTCTAAAAGCATAAGGTTTGTTAGCCCCGTCACATATAACCAGTAAACCATAGTCAAAATCTGCTCCTTCAAACAAAGAAAAACTTATTTTACCTTGACCTGTTCTAGTAAGTGTGCTACGACCTGTAAAGGCTGTGTGATTATCTCCACTAGCATCTACAGAACTTCTACTAACATTTAACCAATTTATTCCATCTTGACTAAAAAATATCCCTGTACCTGCACAAGCTATAACACCATCAGCATAAGGAATAACACCATGAATAGTGTCAGCACTTCCTGTAGGTTTTACAGCATTTGTACTTCCTAATCTTTCATAACCATTTACACGTCTATAGCCACCCTCAATAGAGACTTCAAAGTTTCTGAGGTCTGTAGCTACTCCGGGGGTTTTAAGCAAATCAATTTGATTGGTTGCTTTAACTAAACCACCAGCACAGGCTACGGTATAGGGTTGTGATGTTGCCATAAATTAAAAGTATCTTCTATCGTCAGTCATTGTGCGAGGAGTTGGATTTATTAAATTAGACTTCATAGTCTTCATTGATTTTTTATAATCGTCCATTGCAAAAGCTGCTTGTTGTGCACTTTCTTTAAACTGCCAAACATAGTAACGTGCTTTAGCAGTTATAATATTTGTGTATTGTTCTGGAAAAACTACTGTGTCTCCATGTGCTGCAAGTTTAGTAGGTTTTTCAAATGCATAAAAATGTACGTTGTATACTTTATCAGGGATTGGACTTAAGCCAAACTTCCTGCCATCTGGTGATTTAATAACTCTAGAAGGCTCACCATAAGCCTGTGCACCTGCATCGTCTGCATTCTCACTGTCTCTGTAATATCTTTTCCAATCAGCTAGACTTAAAAAGCCTAACCCTCTTGAGACAAAGGGAGCTGTTTCACCACTAACGTTAATGGTTGTTAAATAAAAATCATCCCAGTCTATCGAAGCGTAATCATCTTTGACACTTGAGCTACTTACTTTTAACTCGTACCATCGGGTACCAGCTACAGAAGCTACAGTCACGTTTCCATAGAAGGGGTCAGTTGCACCACTTTCACCGGCTGTGAAAAATGGTAACTGCGGTTCTTCATTTGCTATATCAAATATAGCTTTGTTAACAGAGTCTTTAACAAACTGCTGTAATCCTACAGCACTTGTAAAGTTTGCAGAAGTAAGAGGAATCTCATTGAGTTCTCTTAATACTTCGTTAGTTAAATCTAAATATGTTGTTGCCATTATTTACCTTTAGCTTTTACTTGTGCTTTTTTACTTAAATCTTTTAAATGAAATAACTTTTTACTAGTTTTAGTATGTGTTTTACCTGTGTGTAAAGTCCCATTAGCCATCTTGTGAGAATTGCCCTTATGTTCAGTTCCATCTCTTTTATAATGTGGTACGCCTTTCATATTAACAAGGTTTAGCTTTTGACATTCCACCATCTTTGTACATCGTTCTGCCCATATTAGCTTTTGTTCTTGCAGGTTTTGAAGCACCACCATAAGCTTTTTTCATTCTTTTTGGATTCATATCATCCTTCATTTTTTTATCTGAACCGTATTTCATATTAGTCTCCTTTAACTATCTGTATCTTTTTTGTCTTGAAGTTCGTCAGTTTGTTCGTCAATGTTTTCAACAACAGTAGTAATTACACCATCGTATGTTTCTGCAACAGTACTAACAATATTACTAACATCGTTTAAAGCTGCTCCTGAAATGCTTCCAGCTGTTTTAACGGTTGTGTCTATTGTAGTCATAGCAATATCTTTGCCGCCTTCAATAACCGAACTAACTGTAGCACATGAAGTTGCTAATAATCCTGCTAATATTAAATATGAGTTTTTCATAATAATTCCTTATAATAATTTTAAAAAGTGGAGGAACCCTAAAGCCCCTCCGGTTTGGTATCAGTTAATACCGTAGACTGTATTACTAACCCGCTTGAGTTGTTGTAATTGCGTCTTGAACTTTACACTGCCCGTTAACATACCAGTTAGTGCCATCGCACCATACATGAACAAAATCTCCATGTAATGCTTTGTTA